GGCCCGCCGAAACCTGATGCAGCACCGGCATTTGTTACCGTTCCGGCCTGCGCAGCATAAACAGGCATACCCCCCGATCCTCCTTCACGGCCGAAATCAGTCCCGTAGTGCATGAATCCGTCCCGCCAACCGAACGGCGAGGTGACCATGCGGCTACTGTCTAGTGGCCAATATCGTTCTGCCATTTTTTCTCCTTCCTTATTATGGCTTGTACACAGGTGGGTTCCGGTAGAAGCCCACCTGCTCTACCCAGTCTAGTGTTTCGATGCGGATTCCCCTATCTACGCGACCATCCCACGGGTTATTGTTGTCGTTTTCAGACCCCAAAACACCGGTGAATGTATCGTTTGTAATGTACATGTGGCCAACGTTTGATACGCCCGCTTTCGTGAGACATTTCCTAGCGGTTTCCACATCCGGACAATTGTGGATTGCGTGCCAGAAACGCAGCGACATCCGGCCACGGTAATGCGCTGGCATTACCGTTTCTTTCAAATACTTCTCTGCCGACTGCTCAAATGACATGAGCGTGTCAGCCGCGCCTAGCATAGCCTCAATCGTGTTTCCGCCCGGGTTTGCGACCACATAGAACGCACTCCCATATTTCTCACGCAGTTTGGAATACAGCTCAGTATAGAAACCGACTTTCGCGCGCTGTTCTTCCGACCAGCCATTAATTGCCTCATCGAGAAATACGCCGTGTATGTTGTTGCGCGTGTAGTACTCTATGTACTGGTCAATTTCCTTGATGATGTCGGCCTGTAAACGCCCGGCCCATTGCGTTTTCACATAGGCAATATTGACAAATCCTCGCATCGTTGTGAGGGTGAGCGTGTCGGCAAATTCCTGCTCTTTACGTGTTCCCACACCGGATTTCGGGTTAGCGATTTTCGGCCCTGACAGCATGGGGTTGTATGCGTAATCTGCCCAATTCTCATCGTTGTTTTCAAGCAGTTTCCAGTAATTCGGATAGCTGTACGACACTTCCGAATACCGGCGTCCCTTATACCCCCACAGCGCGAACGGGTGAATATCTACACCCGGAATTGGCATGTCTCGCGTGCGCAGCTTCCCCAAATACTTCATTGAGTCCAGGCTTACGGCTTGCACTTTCTTCATCATTTCATGCCATGATTCCTTTGTGATAATCACATCAGGATTATCAGGGTTGAAATTGCCGTTTTTAATCAGCTCTTTCTTAATTACCCCATCCATTGGGATATTCATTATGAACGAATTGCCACCTACTGCGCTGCGCTGTGTTCCGTTTTTCAGAACGACTTTCACCATATGCGCACAGTCAGCCTGCGGGTCATCCTGTGCGTAGTAGTTTGCTTGTGCCTGGCAGCCCTTTGGGTCTTCAAATGCGACGGCGGCCCAGTCAGCGGGGTTCGCGGCAAGACGGGTGCTATTCTCAATGCCCACATTCCAAATGTTATTGGCATTAATAATCGTGCCCGGCCCCGAACACGCAATGCCGTGATTCCAGGTTGAACCAATTGTGTTTCCAGTGACAACCGAATACGCGCCGATTGAAATTCCATTGTCTTTCGACACAGGGAACGAGTTGCCCACAACTACTGTACGGTGGCAATCAATCGTGAAACCGCAAGGCTCAAACGCAATGGTAGCATTCTCAGCCATTAGCACCGAGTTATTCAGCACCTGCGTATCCACCGGCGCGCCCTGCTTTGTCTGCGTCCCGCCGATCCCCATACCACATGACACACCACGAATACGCAGGCCAATGATCTGATTGCGCTTTGAATTATCCTTCACAAGGCACCCAAACCCAGAAGCACCCTCCTGCGGCGTATTCTGCTTCAAACCCGCACCATCAACAACACAGTTAATCAGACGATTATCACTCGACCCGTTACCCGTTGGCTTATCCTTCAGCGCGAATCCCTGAATCAAGAATGCATTGCCCCCTGATCGACGTACCTTCACTTCCGACACGTCTACGAAATCAGCGTTAGTCAATTGCAATGCCGTGGCTGGCTTGTCACCGGTATTCCATTGCATATCAAGCACAAAATCGGCAATATACGCATCTCGAAAACCAGCGCCGGACGTGCAGTGCATACCATTCTTTCCCAAACCTGTTTTCATATTCAGGATCGTTGCACGCCCCTTACCCTGTATCACCTTGCCGCTTGCCTTGTCCAAGATGATCGTATCTGAAACATCCCATTCACCGGCAGGCAAGAAAATCACTTTCTTTTTCGGGTCATTGATAGCCGCCTGCAAATCAGCTGTGATGTCTGTTTTCCCCTGCGGCAGAATGTTAATCACAGCATCCTCACCGGCCGACGCGATAGCCTCCGCCACTTGACGTTTCACTGCCGCAGTGATCTGTTCATTCGCCGACTCGGCCAACAGTTTCGCCACTAGCTCCTTAGTCTTAGCCTCATCCACCGGCCCCGGCGACGTCGGCAAGTTCTCTGTTTGCAGCCGCTCAATCACACGGCGCGTTAGCGCCTCCATATCCACATCGCGGAGGTTCCCCATTTGTTTCAGCTGTTCCGCTAATTCAGTCGCTACCTGCGCGGGAATTTTTTTCAGCTCCGCCTGAACATCTTCCTTAGCTTTCGTGGCTTTCTGCGCCTCAGATTCAGCAGTTGATGCAGCGGTGGACGCCTGCGACGCGGCCGATTTCGCTTGCTCGACAGCGCTAGTGCTTGTCGCCACTATTCCACTGAGATCGCTCTTTGCAGTCGTTGCCGCCGTCTGCACCTCAGACAGTTGCCGTTTCGCCTGTTCCGCCGCGTCGGTCGCTTCCGAAGACGCCGCAAGCGCGGTTGTGGCGCGCTCTTTCGCCCATTCCGCCTGTGACGCCGCCACGTCTGCCGATGATGCGGCATTCGATGCGTTCACTTCCACAGTCACGGCAGCTGAAATTACCTTGTCTGCCTTTTCCGATGCCGTAGATGCAGCCGTGGCTGCCGTGTCGGCAGCAGCCTTAGCAACTGCGGCGGCGTCTTTCGCGGCCGCCGTCTCTGTGCTCGCATCACCAATGAGCGCCTGCACCTGCGCGGCCACGCGCTGCACTTCCGACTCGGCTAGTTCCTGCTCAGTGAGCGCCGCACGCGCGGCGTTCTCTAGGCTTATATCTGCCTTACCGACCACGATGGGGATTGTCTCCAGGCTTGATCCCCGGATCGTCCCCTGCGACTGGTGAACAAGCACCAGAACAGACTGCCCTTCCGACGCCGCGAAAGACACCTGGCCTGTCGCCGCGTCAATGGGTACTTTCGTCGGCTCAGAAGTGACGATCCCCCCGGCTACCGGCCGGGTATTGATCGCCCGTACCCACAGCTCTTTGATGGTTGATGCCCTGCCGGAAATATTAACGACCTTGCCCGATACACGAGGCATATTTTGTTTCCCTTCTAAGTATTATCTTCACGCACAATGTAGAACACCGTTGTGCTATCTAGGTGTCGCAGCGTTCGACCCTCATGCCACACACGTTTATGTTGATCTACATCATACGTCTGGATATATGCGGAGGCAGTTCGATAAGAAATAAACATCGATATTTGACCCTTCCAATTTCCCTTTGCGGTAATTGTTGGTGCGGAATCTAATATCTTGTTTTCAATCTTGATGTACTTGTCCTCGACAGTCCATTCATTATCGGCGGCAATCATTCTTAATTGCAGCTGATTTACACGACGAATCGTGTTCTGATTTAGCTGTGTAGCTTCATCAAGCTTTTTGATTGCGCTGTCATGCTCTTTCGATGCTTTATCCAGCGCCTCAATTGCCCTGTTCTGTGCCGTTTGAGCGCGGCCTAACACGCGAATAGCTGCATTGTTCAGGTCGATAGCCTCATTCTGCAGCTCGTCGTTGACCTTCTTGATCTTACTGAACTCTGTATTTAGACCCTCTAGTGCTTTCTGAGCTTTCTCGGTGTCTTCCAGCGCCTTAGCAACCTCGTCTTTCTTCTGCGACGCGGTGACCACGGCTGACTTTCCCAGTTCAAGCGCAGCTGCTGAATCCTTCACGGCTTTATCGACCTCGCCGGTAATGCTTTTTAGTTCACGCAGGCGCTGCCGCTTTTCAGAAAGCACGGCATTACGGATCGGATCATTATGCGCACGCAGCGCCTCAGCGTCTGAAATCAGCTGCCCGCCTACATGTACCTTATACCCGGCGCGGTTTTCATCGTCGGTTATCCAGTCGATACTTGTTACGGGTAGGTCTAGTTGTTTTCCCCATATTTGTACGGGCACGACGTCGCCGACTTTGAAATCTATTTCAGGGCGTGTGAGGCCGAGGCCGACGCCGGTTATGTCTTGTTCAAAGAAGGTATCGCCGGTAGTTCGTTTTTGCGCGGCATCTACTACTGACTCCAGGTCGGTTGTTCCGGCATCGAGATCGATTGTCACATCCGCACGCACAAACCCTATGTCGAATTTCCCTCGTGGCACGTCGCGCCTGCGTGGATCGTAGATGTAGCCGTCTACGATACGATTATCCACAGTGTGCTTTTCTTGTCCTTCTGGTAACTTGACCTCGAACTTGCCGTACACATATGTAGCTATTGTTCGTGTCACTGTCAGTTCGCCGCCGGTGGCGGCTAGCATAATTCCCATTTAACCTCCCTTCTCTTTCATATTGTGCATATGATTCTATATCTTCTATCCATTCATATGCGTTGTCGTTCCAGAATTTCACTGTGCTTTTCTTCGTGTTGCTGTTACGTCAACTATGATTACAGGCGTCATTGGTGAGACAATTTCTTCGTTAATGTAACCGTTGAACGGAAACCACATCCATGCTGAAATGTCTATGCCTGCCGCTAAAGCCGGGGCTGATATTGTTTCCAATAATGGCCCGTCTTGTGGCCGCAATAGAAGTTCTGGCGTCTTCTTTGTGTCCCACCTTTTTTTTTCGCCTAGCATTATCGGCGCATCGTGCTTGCCTATGCCCGCGATACGCCAACATGCCTTTAGGCTTGAATCAATTACCGTTCGTATGACTTCACGCGCTTCACCTTTTATTGTTGTACCGTCGGCCGATGTAGCCATTTGAATATCAGCTAGACGTCGCGGGCGGCTGAACTGGATTATCTTATTCGGTTCACCCCTCCAGTCGCGCGTGAAATCAAAAAATGGCCGCTCTTTCCAGCTTATCGGCCCGCTCATTGCAGGGAACCGGTCAAGCATTTTTAACACTTCGACACCGTGAATCTCTATCACAGAAGGCGCTATAGGGTTATTTCCTTTTGCTATGCAATGCGTGATCCAGTACACACGGTTCCGCCAATTACTGCGGCGAATGAATAGAAAGCGTGTCTTGTCAACAATAGGCTTCATACGACCCTCACTGTCCACTTCTCCCAGCCCCTCAGCCATGAGATGCGTGATTGAGCGGTGTGGAATACCATTGCCCGCATTCACCATTACGGTCGCAACAACAGATGCGGGTTCACCTCGGGTGCGTGACGCTTGCAAATTCAAAAGCGGCGGCAGGTCACATAGTGGGTTACCTTCCTCATCAAGAATTGCAGCGTATTGCCCCATATTTTCCGCTACCTCACGGGCGTGCAGTGACCAGTCACGCCACCCATCAATGTCTAGATACGCCATGGATCACACACTCCTATCTCCCATTCAATCGAGGCCCCTATCGGCAACTCAAAATCAGCCTGCCTGCCCGGCGCGATTGGTTCGGCGACAACTCGCATCTGGTTCCATATCCATTGGTCTAGGCTGCCGTCGGCATGTAGAACCATGCAGGATTGCAGTTCGTCTAGTAGCAAGGTTCTTTGGTTTGCGACCTGCGGTAGTCGGAATGTGTAGCCCGATGGTAGTTTTACGGTGCCTCCATCGCCATTCCACCTGAGTGTTGGCCGGATAAGACAATCACCGGAATTGTAGATGCCGATCTTTTTGCCAGCTCCTTTACCCTCTTCACGGAATGCTGATGTCCACCACACGCCGTGGTCTGCGACTAGTGGGATTTCAATCTCACTGAATGCCACCTCGTCGCTGATGTCAGACTGAGGGGGCGCTATGGCGTCTTCCAGGCGTACGTGAATCGATAATCGGCCGGCCATTTCTGATTGAATTTCCAGCACGCCTCCGGATATACCGGCGAATATTGAGCGCACTTCACGGTATTTGCGTTCGGCTTCCAGCATTGTTGTTGCCGCGATACCGATAGTCAGTTTCCCTGACACGGCGGGTATTTCCCATGATTCCACTAGTTGCCCCGGCAGGCCCGGCGCGGTGAGGGTTTTGGCTTCGATTTTGCCGACTAGGCCCTCGATGCCTGCGTGCATGATTGAGACGCGCCAATCACCGGCGCGCGTGAGGTCCAGTACACGCCCGTCTGCGGAGGTGTACCGGATCGCGTTTACCATTTTGGTTCTCCCTTTATGTCATTGTATCTGTCCTTCCTAGAATAGCTGAGCGTTCAGAACGTCTGTAGCTGTGGGTTTGTTCAGCTCAGCGATGCGCTTTGCCATTTCATCACGGGCCGCATCAAGCATTGCCTGCGTCTGCTTCCGGGTGAAGGCTTCACCCGGCGGCAGCTTGAACTCCACCTGCGCGGCGCGCACGCCGACGGCCTCAGCCTGCTTGCGTGACACATCAGCCATGAGAGTGATTCGGCGGGCCGTGTCTTCGGCGATGCGGTTCTGCGTCTGCGCCAATGTGATCATGCGCTCGCGTTGCTGAATTTCGACCTTTGATGCTTCTACCAGCGCTTGCGCTTCCGCGCGGCTTGACGATTCCGCGATTTGCTTTTGCAATGAGGCGTAGGTGACGTCGGATTTTAGGGCTTCTAGTTGTGCTAGGTGCCGTGATTCCAGCGCCGCCCGCGCCGCCTCTATCCCTGCTTTCTGAGTATCCGCATTGAACTGCGCGGCCTCAGTGCGTTCTTCATCCTTCCGCTTGAGCTTGTCAAGCTTAGTGTCGATGTTGTGGGTGACTGACCCCACGGTCGCATCGACCAGCTGATCAGCCAGCTTAGAACCGGCCGACACCGCGTCAGCTCCGTAGACCCGTGAGGCAAAGCCACCGGCCCCGGCGACGGCCGCG